GTATATATGCCTAAGGCACTATGCGGTTCAGGAAAGAGATACCCCTTCAAAATTGGCAATTGCATTAATTTCGAAGCACAGCGGAACAAATCCACTAAGTGGATCTGTTTAATCAATTGGTTAAACCAATCGAGAAAATCACCATCACAAGTAACTAAGTTACATGGGATAGTCCGCCGTTTCGAAAGGCACAGCTTAGCTGAGCCCTTTAATGTAACTACCGATTTGGCCAAACTCCTTCCGTATAGGGAACATAAAATCATCTTAGATGATTTTCAAGAGTCTATAAGTAAGGTTCTAAGAACTTTACGAGACTATGTCGCCCCTGCAGAGGAGTTACTTGGAAAAATCCTTTCGATCGAATACGAAAGATATCTGTTAGGGCTAAGCCCCTTACCGGTGGTTGAACCACTATCATTCGAAACAATCGAAATTCCAATTGGTGTGGAACTCATCAATACCAACGACCTCTTAGAGGTCGAAGAGTGTTGGCGAGATCGTCCATTCGAATTCGACAATTTCAAGTCCGAATACTACCATCGCTCAGCGATAGAAGAACTCGGGCATGAATCGCCTTTATGGGTGCCCTTCCGCTTAGCGGTTGCACCAGGTGAGGTCGTTCAACGACCACATGTCGAATTACCTCCTGAGGAGGCAGGTCAAAGGCTAAGCCTTTGGACCTGGTTTATGGATCACCACGGAAAACCACCGCCCACTGATTTAATCAGTGATGATGATGTGTTGTACTTACAAGCTGTGGGTTACCCACAGTCTAACATGATTCTCGTCTCAGACGACAAAAAGTTAGCAACCAGAATCGCTCAGCGAATCTGGAGGAGTAAGCGACTCTACATAATCTCTCCGGTGGAGTGGATTGCCAAGGGAGCTGAGGAATTTAACTTCCCTCTCGATGATTCGTATTTCCTTTTGGACTTAGCCCAAATTGAAAGAATTTTCGAAGCAGCCCCTATGCTCGCCTTTGGCGAACCTGGGTGGATGCCGAAGAATCTAAGATTCTCCGAGGGTTGGAACGTCGATAGCGATTTAATCGCTTACGATGAAATTCCAAAACTCTGGCCTGAAGAGTATTCTTACAGGCGTTAACCCTAGGTCTTATACCTAGGATGTGGCTGAGGTCATGCGGTGCCATTTAATGGCACGGCAAGATTACTCAGGGGTG